GAGAACTGGACAAATAGTTGTGGATTGTCTTCGACAGCAATAAGTAAATCTTCAAAAGTCAAATCACACTTTTCTTTGTGGTATTTGGCACCAGCGAGAATGGAACAATGCATCAGCTTTAATAGTTCTTCGGTGTTCAATCCACTCATCACATCTTGAACATTCTTACCTGTTTGGTTCTCGAATTCCATATATGCGATGAAACCCAATTTCGGTTTGTGCTCTATGCCGTTAATTGTAAATATTTGGTCTTGTAACATCTTAGGTTTTGTTTGTAGGTTAGAGGTTTCTGATAAAAAAGGGTTGCCAATCGACAACCCTTCATTAAGATTTAATTACTAAGGTGCTGTGTAAGTCCCTTTTTTGATTTTACCACTCGATTCACCTGAGAATGAATAAGTAGAGTTGGCGTTATCTGGATACTTAGCGGAACATTTGTTGACCAAACACTTGAATGAATAGGTCTTACCGCCAACTTTCGGTTTCATTGTACCGTCTTCTGCTTCTTCTTGCTCAAATAACAGGACATCCGCAAGTTCATCCGACTCAATCAAATCAAAGAGATTATCAAAGTTGGTTGATACTGAAAGTAAACCTTCGGCTGATACCGATGCGGACATCAAGCCTTTTTCGACTTGCTTGTATTTTCCTGAACCTTTATGTCTGGTTTCTCTTGATTCTCTGTCCAAATCGATACTTGCGTCCGTGTCATAACCAAGCATTTCACCACCTAGCATGATGGACATATTCATTCCATTTAAAATTTCTGGCATTTTTGTATAGTATTAGGGTTGTTAATTTTGGGGTTGTATTTGAATTGAAAATTTCATCGCTCGAATAGCAATCAAATCTTCGGTTATTGCTTCCTCCATTTTGAGTAATCTGACATCCTTGATAATTTGTCCAGCATGAACTTTACCACGAGAACATTCAAGTGCTTTTTGGACTTCAATACTCGCTTGAACCATGTCTGAATTCTTATTGCTACCAACTTCGATATGTATTTCATATTCGGTTGCGATTGGGTGTCTTTGCTTCACATATACAGGTGTGGAACCTGTCATGAAGAACAAAGCATACGTAGCTTTTGTGTCGGTTGGAACCAACAAATGAAATATCTTATCGTCCATCAGTTTCTTGGCCTCTGGTGCTGTCGAAAGAATATCGTAGATTGTCGCAATTATCATTATTAGGTTGTTTTCTTTTTAGACTTCTTTTTGATTACTGGTTGTAGTTTTCCATCAAGTTGACACAAGGCATATGCATCAATCCAGTCATCACACTTACCAGTCAAATCGAAGTCTGGAAAAATCGTAGTGAAAGTGGATTCCATGTCTTCTTTCTTTGCTCTTCCATTACCCGAGAATTCCTTCTTCAAGTATGTTGGTGCGAATACATAAACTTCCTTTACGCTGGTGATTTGGGTTAGTTCTAGCTTGACTATTGTATTGAGCATTGTCAAGTCAATAGCTCGTTGACCAGCACCAATACCAGCGGTGAAAATGTTCCCTTCTAGATTGATTGTTTTTGGTCGTGCGTACCTGTTAAGAATACCTTTGATAGTTGATGTGATATTGTAAGCATTCCAGATTTTTGTAATATCCTGTTGGGTGTAAGTTGGCTCGTCTGGTGTGATAATTTTAGTGTAAGTCACTTGCTCAACATTCGATGAATGCTTTGTTTTCTTCGGAACAATGTGATAGAAGTCGTAATGATGTCCAGTTGCTGTTGGTTGCTTCACAACAAGACCTGTTGAGTTGTAACTAAGGTCGATTCCGATTGTAATATTTTCTTGATTCATAATACAGTAGATTTTAATTTCTACTATATGTATCAGTTGATAAAATTGGTAAATCTTACTTTTTAGACTTCGCTTTGTTATTGGCTCTGGCTACCATACCAATTAATGAATTCTTAAATGCATTGACCACATCTTTTTCAACCGTTGGGGCTGTTGATTCAACCGCCTTAGTAAAGAATCCTGAACCTTTAATTCGACCTCGAAAAGCACCTTTCTTTGTATATCTGGTGTCAGTTCCTTGGTCAAGTAAGTGGGCATGATAACCTCTCCATTTTTTATCGACTCTGGCACCAACACGTAAAGCAACTTGTCGGTTAACTGGACGGGTACCTAAAGCTTTAACGATATGTCCACGACCACGACGGTGAGATGATAAAAAGTTGGATTTGGCTTTAGCTACAACAGGCTTACTTGCATGTCGAAACGCCGCCATAAATACACCACGTTTCTGACCTTGTTTCAGCTTCTCAAAGAGTTCATCGAGTTCACGACATCCAGTTGTTTGAAGACTAGCAGACATGATTATTCATTTACTTGTTTACAAACCATCTTCATACCATCACGGTTACCAAGTTCCTGAATGTGTGAAATGTTGTAGAATTTGTCGTTATACTTCACACGGCACTTGGTTGTGACTGTACGTCGATATCTGATTACAACATTCAACATCTCATTCTCTAATAGCTCCCCATTTGATATTTTCTCATCAGCTTTTACACTTCGGACTTCTGCCCAAACGACACAAAGCTTCTTTGTTGAAAGCTCCATAGAGCCGTTCACATTCTCGAATTTTTCGAGGTGAATTTCAACACGTTTATTTAATTTGAGATTAATCATTTAGATTTCGATATTTCGGTATGGACGAATAAGGTGAGAATAACTTAAGGCAACTTCCTTTGCTGTCTGGTGGTCAACTGGTGACCTGTGGTCATACATGTGTCTAACCATCATTAAAATGGCATGTTTTAAAGGTACTTTTAACTTGTCATTCTCGACGTAATCAGATAAAGGACAATTGATATCATTAGAAACAACTTCTTCACATACTTCAATCAAAGCTGTGATATAATCTTCATCATTTTTTAGTGAAGGGTCTAACTCTTTTTCAGACTCGGAATAGATGTCTAATTGGAGCTGTTTAAAGGCATCAGCCAGAAAAACATATGCCATAGTTGTGGATTGATTTGAAGTGAAAAAAGGTGGTGATAGGATAACCACCACCTATTTTAATTTATTGAGATAATAAGGTTTTATGCCTTAGTGTACTGAGGTAAGAAAGTTGAATAAGCGAACGACTTCTTATGGGTTAAAGCCCAGTCAATATCAATACTCACATAGAACTGAGTGATATTCTCGTCCATTTTGTTGTATGGGTTAACTTTTAGGGTCAAATTCTCACCCCATTGGCGCATCTGTACACGTGACCAATCACCAAATACCATTGCGAATTCGTTTGAACCAGCACCAAGGTCTTCTGGTAAGAAATTACTATCTATCACTGGGTAAGTATTAATCGTACCAGACTCGTCATAAATGAAGCGATTCTGCATTTTTTCAATACATTTTGTCAATTCTACACCTTTAGCAGATGTGATATAAGACAAGTTACCTTTCAAACCATTACTTGAACGTAATGAACCTTCGAGTGCGACAGTCGCCTTATGGTCAATAATTCCAGCCTCTGCTAAAGGGTTACCAATTAATGCCAATACACCAGCTGGGGCATCTTCTGTTCTAATTGATTTTGAAAAAAATCTGTTCTCGATTCCTCTTGCTACTGATTGGATGATTTTCGTTCTCATTTTGGCGTTAAAACCAACAGTATCTTGTTCCAACAAACGATTCGAAACATTCATAATACCTGTGATACGTCGGGGTGAGAGTTTCAAATCTCTGATAGCTAAATCTAATTCATCAGCTTTAGCATTTTCTCCTTTGAAAGTTGCAATAGTATCACCGATTACTGGGATTGAAATATTCCCTTTGATTCCTCCCATGAAATCAAGCCCCATTTTTCCAAAAACAAGCTCTTCGGTTAACTCATCTTCGAGATTGAAGATTTGAGTATCAACCAAAGTTCCTTGGTTGCCACCAGCGGTCATCGAACGATTTTCAACACCAGCAATTTTACCCATAGTTGGGATTTGTACTTCGGTAGCTGGATTAGCCATGGCATTTTGTAGCAATGAACGGAAACAAATTTCATTCTCTTGTCCACCTTTAGGTTGATTTGGTTGGTGAGGTGGTTGTGCTGAACGGTTTTCAATTTCAGCGGTTTCGATTTCTCTGGTCAATTTCTCAACCTTAGATTTCGCACCATTGTATTTTGTTGTTTCCTCAGAAGTTAAAGAGCGATTTTCAATCTTGTTTAACTCTTTCATTTCTGTGATAGCGGCTTCTCTAGCTGCCTTTTTTTCTAGAATTGTCATTTAATTATGGATTTTAATATTAAAATATTCAGGGTTAGTTGTGATGGTGATTATCACCTGTAATATGTATAGGGTTAAGAATTCGCTAATTCGAAGATTTCAAACTCACGTTTTCTTCGTTCAGCATCAATTTCAGTTTTCGAACGTTCATCGATTACCGATTGCTTATGCTTTTGTAGTGACTCCATAGAGCGGTTGGAAATAGTTGCTGAATCATAGCAAGGGTTTGCACACGGGCTGATATCGAATAGTTCTGAAATCTTTGTCACCGTTCTTAACCAGTTACCATCTCCGAGTTCTGTCCAATCCCATTCCTCTGGTATAAAGGCTAATGACACACCAGATACATCACCACGTCGAACAGATTCGATTAGCGCATCACCTTCTTTTGTATCAGCAATTTTGGCTGTGTATTTCAAACCAATTTCATCAAGTTCGAGGGTTAATGTTGACTCTTCTGGTGAGGTGTTTGGACGTTTTCTTGCAAATGGCATTGTCCATCTTTCATGGTTCCAAACAAAAAGGATATCTGATTTGTCAATCACTTCTTGGGTGATTGCACCTTTCTCAATAATTTCGTGATAATCACCATAAAGCAATTCGGACATTTCACCCCATTTTACAGCATAACCGATTAATTCTCGGCTATTCTCTTCACCATCCTGTGAACGTAACTCACAGGTAGCTGTTTTCACCTGATGCAAGTCGAAACGAGCATCAGGTTTTTCAATATTTTTATCTTTCATTTTATTCTTGGGTTTTTAGGTCTTTCTTGGAATTGATATTCTCAATCTGTTCAAGTGGAATATCTTGCATCTGGACTGTGATAATATCAGCACCTTCTTTCTTCGGTAATCTCATTTCCTTTCGGAACTCATTACGGGTTTGGATACCACCTCGAACCATGTTGGTAGCATATGAAGAAAAGTCTAACAGGTTTTGTTTCTGTAGTACGAATGGGTCGAAGTACAGTTCATATTGACGCTTCAAATTATTGGCGAATAGCTTGTCGTTAATTTCAGTTGACATCTTCGTTACAATTGGAAGCAAACAGTCGATGATAAATTCAGTGTTTTCCGCTTCGGTTGATTTGTTTGAAGTGGCTGTCGAACTGTATAATTTTCGTGGGTTGCAGTTAAAAATTCTGGCAATATCATTCACAGATTCCTGTCTTGACTCGTGAAGCATATGGTCTTTCAATGATACTGAATATGACTTCCACTGTAGGCCATTATCCAAGACTCGAATACCAGTTACCTTACTCCACATTTCTCGAAGTTTGTCAGCAGTATTCTTTTTAATCTGCCCAGGCTTTGGTGCCGATGACAAATTTTGCTCAGTAAAAAGGTATCCACTATTTGCACCCTTTGCGAAGAAATCTGATACGTACTTTTGGCAATAATGAGCTAAACCAAGTGTTTCATCTGAGTAATTCAACGGTGATTCACCAAGGTAAGGCTGACCAGCTTTTACAAAATTTCGAATATGAATAACATCTGTGTTAGGAACATTGCCTAATTGCATTATATGGTAGCTAATTGTAAAATCAACTTCATTAAAGGTTATCACAACTCTGGAAGGTGCAATTGGTATCAACGAAATTGGTATACCTCGGTGGTCGCGTTTGATATATAAGTAGGCATTGCCATCAAGCAAGTAAGAAACCACAAGACACTTAAGAGTATCTGACCAGCTCATAATCTGGTTAGGGCGGTCATACATCTCTTGAATAATCTGAGGGTCGTATATCTCTTCTCTGTAGCCTTCTTTCAACTTCTTGTAGAGTTGTGGGCGTAACAATGAGATACTGTCTGAAATTACTGATACCGCTCTAAAAACTGCGGAAAGCCTCAAAGCTGTTTTACTGCCCGACCGAAATGTCTGCAAGATATCTTCCGATGGATTTGCAACAGTTGAAAATTCAATTCCATCCATCGAACGATTCTCGATATTATCTTGGTTCTTTTTTCGATTAAAAAGATTCATTTATTCTGGGTTGTTATTTGTTATGCGTCGATACCATACACAGTTGGTTCCGCTTCGGGTTCGTTGTCTCTTAAATACATGGCTAAGGCTTGAATAGCTGCGATTGCACCATCAATCTTTTGGTTCTTTTTCTTCTGGTATTTTACGGGCTTACAATTACCAAAAGTGTCATACATTAACTGGCAATTTTGAAAGCAAAATGTCATTGGTTCTGACTTATCCAGAACAACATCACCAGCACCCCAAATAAGTCTTTCGAGTTCCTTAGTTGGTGGGCTGAATGAGCCTGTACTCTGTGAAAATGGAATCATCGGATAGCCTAATTCGGTCATTTCAATAGCCCATGAACGTGAGTTGAATGGGTCGTATCCTACTTTTTGAATCTCGATGTGTTCTGATATTCGGTTGAAGTCTTCGGTAATACGTCGATAATCGATGATATTTCCTTCAGTGACCACTACTTCACCAGAGCGACCCCATTTTTTATAGAGATTTTTGATTTTACCGTTTTCGGCACTCTCTTCTGGGATGTAGAATATTGGTATGAAGTGATATACAGGTTCGTCGATTTTCTTCATGAGAAAGACTACGGCGGTCATGTCCCTAGTTTCCGAAAGGTCAACACCAGCAAAGCATTCCCATAGTTCTGGGTCGTAGTCTTCAA